ATACTGCCTATGCCAGTGTTTGTGAGCACCACAAACAACTAAATAATACTATGGAACTAAAAGACATATCCAAAGAGTTGTTTGCCAAGATAAGAGGCCGTTTCCCCAACGTGCAAATCGGCAATGGAAACGCTCAAGTGACCAATGATCCTGATCAAGCCCGCTTCTTTGACTTTGATTACAAACTGGGCGGTAAGAGTTTAGGTAGAATCAGTATTACTGTGAACGAAAAAGACGGCATAGTAGTGATACATCCTTCCGAAATTTCTAAGACCGAGGACAAATATGCTCAAAATAATTGGTTCAACTTTTTAAAAGAGTTGAGACAATTTGCAAAAAGCAGACTCTTAAATTTTGACACAAGAGATATCACAAAAAACAATCTTGAAAAGAGAGATTATGAATTTCTCGGAAACCGTACATCAACAAACACCATGAGTGAATCATTCAAAGGAACCAGCAAAACCAGTTATCAAAATGTTGGCAACAGCAAGTTGATAATAAAACATTTTGAACCTATTGATACAGAAGAAAATATATCAAGATTGCACAAAATAGAAAGCATATTTGTAGAAACACGTGACGGTGAAAGATTCAAATATCCGTACAAGCACATTAACGGGGCTAGAGCAATGGCAAGACACATCAGCGAAAATGGCAAACCATATGATGACTTTGGAAAATACATAATTGGATTGAGTGAAGAATTATCCAAACTTAAGAAATTTAAAAATTATATGAATCGTTCTGCTGTGATGGCAGAAACATTGAAAGAATATGCTGAAAGCATAAATTCTAGAATAGAGGAAATTAAAGATGAAATTTTACATCTGCAAAAAGAAAGTTTTTATAAATTAAGTAAAGACAAATTTACAAAAGCTGAAGATGTAGATGTGCCAGAAGATATAAAAAATAATTGGATTGATGAACTCACTATAAAATCTTTCAATGAAGAACTCAAAGACGTATTTCCATACATATATAAAATTGTTACTGCAAAAAAAATTAAAGAAGAAACTCCAGACACAATCGGCAATATTAACATAGTGGATGACAATACACTAGCACAGGTAACAGATGTAGAATCGTTAGATCCCATTAAAGAACTAGAAGACCATTTGGACAGCATTATAGAAGACAAAGAAAATGCATTATTTTCCAGCGATAAAGAAGAACAGTCACAAGCATTGGAAAAATTAAATCAATTGATGAGCAAACATTTTCCAGCAGGAGTCAATGGTATAAATGGCTTAGAAAGTATTGCAGGAATTATTGATGATGAAAATTTAAATGACCAAATAAGAGAAATAGGCAAACAAGACAGCAGTGCTTGTTTGCGCCCTCTTATATATACCTACATTCAAAGTAAGCGACCAGACATGCTAAATAAACTTAAATTAGGAGATATGAAGATGCCTAAGGAAGGAAATCAGTTTGCACAAGCCGTGAGAAAAGCCAAAGCAGCAGGCATGAAGTCTGGAGATAAATTCAAAGTAGGTGACAAAGAATACACACTAAAAGATGCCATGGATATGGCAGGCCTAAGTGATGGAGATATTGATTTCGAAGTGTATGGTGATGATGGTAACACAGCACCAGGCAAGTTATATTTCACAGTGCAACCAAATGGCAAAGTAGATCCAAAATCTTTACAAATGGTATTGGATCACGAATATCATCCTAATCACAAACTGGACAATAAAGAGGCAACAGAACAAGTACAGCCAGGTGGAGAAGAACACGCAGAAGCATTAAGAGCTGCACAGGAGAGTCATGATGAGGATCAAAACAGATTAAAAATGAAAGCAATGGCCGGACAAGAATCAAACTTTAGTGAAATGATGACAAGACAACATTTTCAAATGTTTGCTGACACTGTAAAACAGATTGAAAATCCAATTAAACGAGCTGACACTGCAAAACTATTAGCCGATGTGTTTGCTAAAAGCAATCCAAGATTTGACATCACTAGATTTATGGCAGCAGCCGGAGTTGAATCAGAGAAGAATGAAAATGAAGGCCAGATTGATGATGAGTATAAATTTCGAGATTGGCTGAAAAAGAATTACAACATGGAAGTGCATCAATTGACAGCACAGGAGTATTCCATTATATCAAAGCGATACAATGACATGCTGGCCAAACAAGGTATCAAGTCTGAGGACAAGGAACCAACACAGCCACATAACAAACTTGATCAGGTGAGTGAATTTGTCAAGAGTTTCTATGACTACACTTCAAACCAATTTCCTAAAGGTGAAACAGCAGTAATCACAGCAGTGCAAAAAAGATTTGGCGAGCAAGCAACCAAAATTGCTCAAGAGACCATACGCACATTGCAGTCAGGCGAAGATAGAGACATAGAGCGAATTAAAAAAATGGCAGGCATATCAGCCAAAAATTAAGTATCTACATTATTGTTCTTGACTAAATACTCATATTAATATAGTATGTAAACATATGTGCTGTATTAATTACATAAGGCACAAACTAAACAAACAGGCAATAAGGAGGCCCAACTATGGCAGCAACACTAGCGGAAATCCGCAACAAGCTGAAAGAACAAGAAGTACGTTCTGGAGGCAATTCTAAAACAAACAGTGGCGACAACGCCATCTATCCATTCTGGAATCTAAAAGAAGGTGAACAATCAGTAGTTCGTTTTCTACCAGACAGAGATCCCAACAACACTTTTTTCTGGAAAGAACGTTTGATGATAAAACTTCCTTTCGCAGGAGTCAAAGGTGACACAGATTCAAAACCAGTACAGGTGCAAGTCCCTTGCATGGAAATGTATGGTGAATCATGTCCTATACTAGCAGAAGTTAGAGGGTGGTTCAAGGATCCAAATCTAGAAGACATGGGACGCAAATATTGGAAGAAAAGATCTTACATATTTCAAGGTTTCTTAAAAGAAGATCCACTCAATGAAGAAAATAAACCAGAAAATCCAATTAGAAGATTTATAATTGGACCACAAATATTTGGTATTATAAAAACTGCATTGTTGGATCCAGAAATGGAAGATCTTCCTACAGACAAACTGAATGGAGTTGATTTTAAAATAATCAAAACAAGTAAAGGTGGTTATGCAGATTATTCTACATCCGCATGGAGTAGAAAAACTAGACCTTTGACTGAAGAGGAGAACAAAGCAGTGGAAACACATGGTTTGTTCAACATGGGTGACTATCTACCTAAAAAACCATCAGAAGTAGAACTGAAAGTAATCAAAGAAATGTTTGAGGCATCTGTGGATGGAGAAGCATTTGATCAAGAAAAATTTGGTCAATACTATCGACCTGCAGGACTGTCTGCAAAAACAGGCGATCCTGTTGTCAACACACAAGTTGAAGCAGAAACACCTGCGTCAGTCAAAGTTACTGCTGGCAAAGTAGAAACACAAACTGACACTGCCAAAAGCGAAAGCAAGAGCAGAGCAGATGACATTCTGGCAATGATCAGATCTAGACAAGCGAAAAAATAGATAATATATTACAGTGGAGGGTTGAGCAACTCTCCACTTAACAAAAGGAATTAATATGGCTAATAAGGCTTTCGACGTATCAAAATTTAGAAAAACATTAACCAAATCAATAGATGGATTAGGAATGGGGTTTAATGATCCAACTGATTGGGTATCCACAGGCAACTTTGCACTAAACTATCTAATGTCAGGTGATTTCAAGAGAGGTATTCCTCTAGGCAAAGTCACTGTATTTGCAGGAGAACCTGGTTCAGGTAAATCATATATTGCATCAGGCAACATAGTAAAAAATGCACAAGCCCAAGGAATATTTGTGGTGTTAGTGGACACAGAGAATGCATTGGACCAAAACTGGTTGGAAGCATTAGGCGTGAATACGTCTGAAGATAAATTAATGAAATTAAGTATGAGCATGGTGGATGATGTAGCCAAAACAATTTCCACATTTATGAAGGACTACAAAACAGAACATGCTGCAAATAAGGCAGCTGCTCCTAAAATTTTATTTGTGATAGACAGCTTAGGCATGTTACTCACTCCAACTGATGTGAATCAATTTGAGTCAGGAGATATGAAAGGTGATCTTGGCAGAAAAGCAAAATCACTCACAGCATTGGTTAGAAACTGCGTGAATACTTTTGGTTCTTGGAACGTGGGTTTGGTAGCAACTAATCACACATATGCCAGTCAGGACATGTTCGATCCAGATGATAAAATATCAGGAGGTCAAGGTTTTGTGTATGCCAGTTCGGTAGTGGTAGCTATGAAGAAATTAAAACTTAAAGAAGATGAAGAAGGCAATAAAACCACAGACGTAAAAGGCATAAGATCAGCCTGCAAAATAATGAAAACTAGATTTGCCAAACCATTTGAAACTGTGCAAGTAAAAATTCCATATGAAACAGGCATGGACCCTTACAGTGGGTTGGTTGAACTGTTTGAAAAAGAAGGATTGTTAACGCAGTCTGGAAATAGATTAAAATATGTGGACACACAAAATAAAGAACATTTAGAATACAGAAAAGGTTGGGGTGGAGATAAACTTGATATGATTATGAAAGAATTCCACATAGTACGAGCTAAAAAAGTTACTGAAAACTTAAATAGGGAAAAAACAGAAGCATAATGGAAGCATCACAAGTCACGGAGTTTTGGTTATTTTTTAAAGACTACATCGATAGAAAACAAGTAGAAATCATTGCGGAAAAATATGTAGAGATGTGTGCAGATTATGGAGTAGATGATGACACATTCAAAGACTGTATTGGTAATGATCACGATCTTGACAAAGCAATCATGTATTATTTAGACATCGAAGAAGAAAGTGAATATGAGGATGAATAATGTCTGGTTGGTATCAAAAAATAGCTAAGGACGTCAGCATCATACCAGAGGCTATGGCCTACTTTGAAGCAGAACTTCAATTGGCCAAACAAGACATAAGAATCAAAGGACAAATAGAAAAACAATCAGCAGATATGCCTGGAGTGGTGGAACACAGATTCAATCAGCTGCAGGAATTAGAAGCCATATTGGAATATTTGAACATAGAATTACGCAGACTACGCAGTAGTTTTTTTAAAAAATACTTTGAAAATTACAACAGGGCGCTCACCAGTCGAGAGGTAGAAAAATACGTGGAAGGTGAAGCAGACGTGGTAGATTA